CCGCCTCCCAGTGGTCGCCGATCTCCATGGCAGAATCATGGAGGCCAAGAAGCCAGAAGGTGACCTTGCGCTCTTTGCCATCTTGGCCCCTAACGATGGGAACAGAGGATCGTGAGCCAAGTTCGATAATGCGGAACTTCTGCGGCTCGCGCGGCGCGGCGTCGCTTGTCGTCCATCCGCCTCCGGAAGTCCGGGTGCGATCTGTCAACGGGATTAGCACAACCTGAGTCGGGTTGGCTCCGATGAAGGCTAAAGTATTCGCCCGATGGAGGGACAGTTCCATGGCATCCATGTTAGCCGCGCACCACTGGTCGGGTCTGCGTAATGCCAGCCAGCGGAACATCCGCTCTCGCGCCCCGGTAGCGGGCTGCAGTGGCCACATAGCGGTCGTAAAGTTCGCTCATCTTCCGCGATGATCCGCCCTCTGAGATGTCCACGAGATGGGCGACAGAAGCAGACTTGCTATCCCAGATCTCGGCAGCCGCGAGGCGCAACGTATCCGAGACATCGATGACAGCCTCAAGGATTGCGTCGGTGTACGGCTCGATGTCTTCCGGCTGTGCGATGTATATTCGCAGAATCGCGATCTCTTCAGTGGTGGCCATCTTGACTCCTTGTAGTTATGATGCCGGACAGGCAAGGCTCTTGGGCCTCTTGAGGGATTGACCCGCCCGGCATCACAAGCCTACTCGTCTGCGGCCTCATCGTCACCCTCAAGCGCGGCAACCAGGCCGGGCTTGTTCGGGCTGTCCGGAACAATCTGGCCGTCCTCATCCAACTGCTCATTCCGGGCGCTGATTTCATCCCTCAACTGCTGGTTAGTCCAGTCGTTGTAGGTCTCCTCATCCTCCTCGGAGTCCGTAGCGCCGCTCTCTGTGGCTTCTGCGCCCTTGCCCGGGCCCGTGCCCACGGAATCGCCCTGCTCTGGCGAGGAGGCTGTTCCCTGGCTGCTTTCAGTGCTTTCCGCACCATCGTAGGTCACGTCGATGCCCGCGAGAGCGGCGTCACGCAGCATCCATGGGCGCTGGGCCACATAAATCGCGTCAGACTCGTTGAGCGGTTCGGTCAAATCAACATTTCGAGACATTTTATGCCCTTCTCATTCTTCCTTGGATTTGGGTAGGAGCCGGGGCAAGCCACCAAGGAGAGACTTGCCCCGGCTCCGGTCTAAAGCCCAGGCGGTTTAGACCGCGTACTGGGTCGGCGTGGTGTACGTCGTGCTCGCGGTGATCTGCATCACTGCGGAACCTCCGCGCTGACGGATACCGGTGCCGGCACCGCGCTGGTAGAACGAATCCGTCAGCGGGTAGTTGTTGTCTGGACCCTTAACGAGTCGCAGACCTCGGAGCGAGGCATTGGCATGCTCGCGGAGGCCAACCGGGTTGGCCAGATTCTCCGGGCCGCCAGAGCCGATTGCGACGATGTAACCTGCTGGGAACAGGTCATCCTCCACCAGAAGCGCCTCGCCATAGGAGCCGATGACATTGAGCCCCTTGTAGGCGGAAGCAGGTCGCCCGCCGGAAACAGCCTGACCAGGCTCCAGAATCAGAGCAGTTGCCTGGCTCTGGCTGGGGATGAAGTCATACGTGTCGCCAGAGGCGATTCGGAACTGCTTTGCGACCTTGCCCTGAGCAGAGTTCATCGCAATGATCTGCTGAACGCCGTTCGTCTGGTTGTAGCCGTGGTGGGTGAGGTGCTCCATAATTGCATCGAAGTCGCCTGAGTCCACCACTGCCGCGCCAGAAGTGAGATAGTGGTCGTGGGTTCCGTCGAACGTATTCGTCTTGTACGCGGGCGGAACGGTTCCATCATTATTGTAAAGCGCATACACGTTGACGTCCTGGCCCTGAATCTCCGCACTGCGGTTCACCTTGGAGAACAAAGCATTCATCACCAAGTTGAATAGCAGTTGGTTGTCGGCCTCAATCGCCGCCGCATGGAGCGACTGCACCTGGGCTGCGGAAGCCTCGGCAAGGTAGCGCCACGTGTAGCGAATCGCAACGTCAAACCAGCCAAAGTCATAGCCCATATTGAAGAAGGCCGGAGTCTGGCGAATGCCACGAGGCTCACCATACTCAGATGCGCGCTCAAACTGCGCACCGGAGAGTTGCGAGACCTGGTCAACATTCTTGGTGACAGGGAAAGTCAAGAAGGAAACGATGGCGGTGCGTTCTGCATTCTGCAGTGTCAGCGTGTCCTGAAATTCCTTCCACATCTGGTTGTAGTCGATGCCGTCCGTGGACTGCGTAATGAGGACGTCAGACTGCTGATTGAAGCCAGTCTCTGCGCCGCCCAAGCCGGGCATAAGGCCCAACGAGAGAGGGTTGACAAGGCGGCTTCCCGGAGCAGCGAGCGTGTTGAGCGCCGATGCGGGAACGGTCATGATCTTGTTGGTCATTGTGATCCCTTCCTAGAATCCGGCAAGTACGAGGCGATCTGCCTCAATGGTGTATCCGACAAATACATTTGAGGTCGCGGTCGCGGTGAGCGTTCCGTCGGTGACATCCGCGAAATACTTGGTGCCCGCAACGAGGCCTTCGCAGTCCACGATTTCCGCAAACTTGAAGATGTCGATTGGCATGCCAGCGGCGGAATTGTACCTGCTGGCAATAACGATTCCGACATAGCCAGACTGATCTTCTGCGCCAATTACAGCGAGGCCGGAGGAGTTAATGGAAACTCCAAGCGGAACGCCGTAATCAGCCGCTTCAATGTCGGCTGCCAGAAGCGCACGATTTACGCCAATTGTGGAATCGGTCTTATCGACACGAGCCATAATGGTTTACCTGCTTTCTGATTTGAATGTGAACTAACCTACCTACGTAGGCCAGGGTACTTACTCTGGAGTTCTGCTTTGCGAGTTGCCTCCTTGGCGGACTTTGTCCGCGAGTCTCCGCCACCACCCTTGTTCCCTGACTTGTCGCCAGACTTCTTGGGCTTTTGCTTCCTCTCAGGCTTCTCAGCGTTGAGGAGGTACGACTTGTTGGATGCCAGCGACTCAAGGGCATCTCCGAGTCCGTGCACAACGCCGTCGTCGTCAATCTCTACCTTGCTCAAATCAGCAAGGCGGAGTGCCGCGTCAGGGTCGTGCCAGGTGTGAGAGTTGTCCTTGAGAAACGCATTCTCCAGCGCCATGTCCGCAATTCGCGTTGACATACTCTTGTTGTCCGCCTCCAGGGTTGACAACTGCGTCTTGGTCGCCTCATCCGTGGTGCCATCCTTCTTCAGCCGAGAGATCTCAGCCTCCAGGGAAGTCACCTTAGTTTCGGCAGCCTTGCGCTTTGCATAATGGCGGTCGCGCTCCTCTTCAAGGTTCTTGATACGGCGATCCTTGGGATCATCCTTATCATCATCCTCATCGTCGTTGTCGTCACCGTCGCCGTCTCCGGACTTGTCGTCCTTGTCGTCGCCGTCGTCGCCATCGCCGCTTTCGCCGTTGTCGTCATCGTTGAGGTCATCCTCATCGTTGTCTTCTTCGGCCCCGACCAAGAACAGTTCAACTGTTGGTCGGCTTAGCAGTGCTTCCAGGGTCTCCCTGTTGTTGCACTTCATCATCAGAGTTTCCTCCACTTGTAGTTTCCTTGGGTTTGTTGCGTTTTCTACTCTACCCCAAATGGAAACTCCGCGCTTGCCCTGGGGATTACCCCTGCGCAATGCCAACCAGCGGGCTATCGCCATAACCTCCATTAAGCAAGTTGTTCATAAACTCCGCTTCCGTCGGCAGACGCGGAACTATAAAGCAGAAGCAATGAGGGTGCGGCTTCATCGGCACAGACTTTACACCGTATGGGCTGTCAATCTGGAGGCTGTTGCATTCGTCAGCCTTTGGGTGTGAGGAGGATAACTTCCAGTCCATCGAGTCCACAATGCCGGACGCTTGCGAGCGCTGGATAGATCCGGCGTGGAAGGCATTGTTGAGTTCCGTCCGCGCAAGCCGGTTCGCGGCATAGTTCGCGCCGCCCGGCGTATTGGGGTTGACAAGGTCGATCACCGATGCTGCAAAGTCCTTAGCAGATGAGCCGCGAACGATGGCTGTGTTGATCCGGTTATCAAGGAGGTTATTTGAGAAAGCCGTTGCATTGTAGACCGACTTTGCGAGCGGCTGCTTGGAACCTCCAAGCCTATCCATCAGCGTCCGCGTTCCGTTCGCAGCGGTCTGGGCTTGGGACTTCGCGAATACATCAAGCGACTGTACTCCAGCCTTGGAATCTGTGAGCGCCGTCAAGAGCGGGCGCTCGTACTGATAGATCGTGTCATAGGCTGCGCTAATTGCAGCCCTCTGGCCAGCGTCGGTGATCTCACCAACAGTCTTGAAGGCTGTGCCCAGCGTTGCTTTGAGCGCGCCCCGCTGGGCCTTGAGTTGGGCTACCGTCAGCGGGTTGGTTCCGTCCGGGAGCGCTGCGAGTTGTACGGTGATAGACTTCATCGCCGTTATCATCGCCCGTCGAACGTCCGCAAGAGCCGACTGATTCACCCTCAGGGATCTGACAAGCGGATACTTGGGATCTTTCGGGCTAAGCGTTGCCATCGCTCGCGCTCAACTCGCCAGCGGCGCGGCTTGCGTACGGATCTGCCTGCTCAGCGCGCTTGGCCTGC